AATGTATCCAGGAAATTATATGCTGATGTGGTTACTACTATCTTTGTTCCTGCTGGTGTTTCCTCTGCTACTTTAAGTAATGCTGCTTTGGCTGCTGGGCTTGATTTTTCAAAGTCTTTGAAATGATAAACACAATTGTTATTATTTCTATCACTTGATTCTACCAAACCTCTTATTGTATCTACCTTATTATCTAATAACTTATAGTGCATACCATAATGGTTAGCAATATACTTTACTAAATAAGTTTTACCATAATGCTCTGGACCTCTTATTAAGATAAAAGTACTATTATCTATTTTTCCATTATCAATTAAATCTTTATTCTTTTCTTGTCCTACTAAATACATCTCTCAATCACCCAAGCTTCCAACAATACTTTAATATCCATCTTCGGTGCATTGATTACATTGTAAAGCTTTTGTGTATAATCTCTTATTTGATTAGTAATGTTTTTAGGACAACTTTCTAAAATATCATTCGGAAGATTAGATACGCTAGTATTATTTAGTATCAAATATTTTTGTAAGTTTAATAGAAATTCAAAATACATATTAAGTAATAATCCCATATCTATTCCACTCATAAAGAATTCATCTAACTTCTTAATTGCTGCTTCAGTATTCTTACTTAATAATAGTTTTGTAAAATCATATAATTCATATGGTGTTACCCCACTAGATAATACCTTAACCACATTTTCTAATGTTAACTTTTTACTATATTGTAAACATTTATCTAAAGTAGTAATGGCATCTCTCATACCACCTTGCGCTTGTTTTGCTATATAATCTACTGCGGCATCTTCATATTCAATATAATACTTTTCTCTTCTTTCTTTATCAGCCTGTACATCATTTAGTTGCCAAGAAGATTCAAATTCCATATTCTCACAATCAATTATGTATTTCAATCTTTTGATTATACCCTCTTTTGATATTCTTTGGAAGTTATATCTTTGTACCCTTGATAATATAGTTCTTGGAATCTTTTGTGGGTCTGTTGTACAGAAAATAAAGATTGTACTAGCTGGTGGTTCTTCTAATAACTTTAACATTGCTTGCCAAGCTGCATTTGATAATGAGTGGCATTCATCTATTATGTATATTTTATATTTACTATCTAATGATTTAAACTTACTATCATTGATAATCTTTCTTACATCATCAACACTATTATTTGAAGCTGCATCTAATTCTATTGGTTTACCTTTACCATCATTTATCATATCAGCTACTATTCTTGCACAAGTAGTTTTACCAGTACCAGCACCACCACAGAATAAATAAGCATTTCTAATATCATTATCTTTTATTTGATTTTCTATGATAGTTTTAATAGCGCCTTGTTCTGATACATCTTCAAATCTTTTTGGTCTATATTTATTTGCTAATGGTTGTGCCATTTATTATTCCTCCTCATCAGTTTCTTCTTCGATACCAAAGTATCCTAGTAATCTTTCTGTTGACATATAATAATGACCTCTTTGTGCTAATCTGGTTGTGAATACTCTTAATTGCCATCTTGTTTTAAAATAAGTATCTACTAACTCTTTACTAGCACCAGGTTTATCTGCTTTATATTCTATCAACAATCTAATAAGGTTTAAGTATTTATCTTTATTGATATTTAATGCAATTACCTCTTTACCTTTACTTGCATAGTCTAATGCTTCTTGTAAAGTAAATTGTTGCATCCCACCTTTATCTAATAAAGTTCTTTCAATCTTAACTGGTCTACCAACTCTTTTAAGTTGTTTCTTACAATAGGCTTCAGATATTTTCATAGATATCCACCTCCTCCTGGTTTTTGTATATTATAATCTCGATGGTCTTCATACCATCTATCTAAATACTTCTTTAATCTTTTAAACATAGGCATTAGTTCCATACCTTCATCATGGTAATAAACATGTACCTTTCCCTCTTTACCCTTTCTACCTAATTTAATATCATACATTTGTAATTCTGATATCAAAGGTTGTCGTTTAAAGTATAGAGTAAAACCACTACTATCTATAAGATGACCTATATCCCTCATGATTTTTTCCATTTGAGTAGTTTTAGGTACTGGTGATTCCATCAAATCTTTAAACATCTCGTTCATAGTTTTCCACCAAGAATTTCATCATCTTACTATCAATGATAAAATAATCCTTTCCATCCCCGAAGTCAAATCCAATAGCACATTCTAATTTACCCATTGAGAATTGTTCTTCTTTTAATTTCTCTAACCATTCTTTTTTAATAGATACAGATTTACAAGGAGATGTACTAGTTTTACATTCTACTAAAAATGCCATAGTTCTTACATCCCCTTTATAGAAATCTGTTGCTCCGCTATTTGCATTGACTTTACCATTCAATAATTTAGCAATTCTTTGTTCCTGTTCATAACTATATTTCCTGGTATTCATAATATTACCTCCTCATAGTTAATTATACGAAATCAATGCTTCTAACTTCTTGAATAATTCTTTGTCTTCTTTTATTACTTTTATAAGATTTGGTTTACCTTGAATCTTTTCATCATATAATACTTCTCCCGTATCAGGATTGATTATATCAAAGTAAGAACCTCTTTGTAATATTGCTCCCATTTGTATTAGTACATCTATAGTATCTGAAATATAATCTATACCTTCTAAATAATTTAATGTATAAAATCCTACTCTTCTATCACTTCTACAAACTTTGGATTTTTCTATTTTTACTTTTACTAAATTACCAGCTGGATTCTCTGCCCCTCTAGTTAATTCTTTGTTATTAACATCTATGAAATTTCCTTGTTGGAACATTAACCTTACAGAACAATTATGTTTGAATCCTCTTCCTCCTGGTGTTATGAATTCATTGTATGGATTATTTAAGTCTTCTCTTACTTGGTTAATCATAATACACATACAATTATATTTTCCAAGTAATGGTACTACTATATTACAAAACTTTGTAAGAGACATTGCTATTCCACCATATTGCTTTTTCTCTATATCTTCCTCGAATGCTGATTTACTAACTAATTGAGCTACACTATCTAAAACTATTAAACCTATTTCCCCAGTTTCAATTACTGTTCTCATAATTTCAAATATTTGTTCAGCATATTGCTCTTGTGGTTTAATAAGTAATAAGTCTTTTATATTAACTCCAAGTTTAGTAGCCCATTCAACATCGAAGGTATTTTCTGCATCAACAAAACAAACTCTTCTCTTTTCTGTTTTATTCTTTTTGGCTTCTTCAGCAAACTTTATTTGACATTGTTTTACCATATCTAAAGCAGTTGTAGTTTTACCACTTCTTTCAGCTCCGGCAAATTCTATCATTCTACCCATTGGTAAACCACCATACATCATATAATTTAGTCTTGGAGAACTAAATGGGACTTTCTCATATTTAATAAGTTCAGCATCATTACCATTAAAGGCAATTTCTTCTTTATACTCTTTGTTGATTTCTTTAATAATTGAATCTAATTTACTCATCTTCTTACCCCATTTCCTATCTGATATTCCATCATTCTGGCATCAAATATTCTTTTCAAACTATTAACCATTTCTTGAGCCATTTCTATCTTGGCTCTAATTAACTTATATGCTCTTTGATATATAATTTCATTGATGGCTTCATTTATTACTTGACCTTCTGCTGTAGTATTTTTATCAGCTACAGTACCAGTTGCTTTTTCTCTTGCAATATTGTAATTAGCCTTTCTAGTCATTTCTGCAATATCTTGTTTGATACCTACTGCCTCTTGACCTTCATTTACGAAGTATAGTATTGATGGTAATTGTGCTAATAAATCTTCTATCTCCTGGTTAGTAATCTTATCTTTACTTTGAAATATAGATTTACATGTTCCCATAACTTTATCAAGTTCTTGAGTAAAGTCTTTAGAAATATTAAATGCTATATCTTCAATCAATTTACTATTTTCCGAGATTTCCTGGTTTAATAACAAGTTTTCCTTCATCTACTTTTTCCTCCTTTGTCATGCGAATCATTTCACACATAACACATTCTATCTTACCACTCTTTTTATTTGGTAACCATAAACTAAAACGATGGCATTCAGGACATCTATGTTTAGGTTTTCTTCCGAAGGCTTGAGATAGAACTCTCTTATCGTTTTCATCCCTCATTTTCTTCGCTAGGTTTGACATCTTCTTTTTCCTCCTCCCCTATACCATAAACAAGTTTGAACCAATCATCAGCAGTCATTGTTATTAACCAAGGTCTATTATTCTTTCTATGTGCAACTATTGGTAAATCCCCTTTAACCTTGTTATCTCTTATTGCCTGGTCTATAGCATTATCTATATTCAAATGTTCAACCCTCTTAACTTCTATATGTATACCAGGTATTCCAACACAATCTGCTAAAGATTCTAATTCCTTTCCATTATATTGTGCAGTTCTTCTTACATCAAATCCTTTAGTTTTACAATAATTGGCAAATTCTCTTTCACCTGCAGCACCTTTCTGCTTACTGTTTATCATAAATAATCCTCCTATAAATGTTTAGAACACTCTTTCTTATATCTACAATACTCACATACTTTTGCTGATGGACCTGTTACTCTATCTTGTCCTCCGACAAAGTTAGGGTCTATATCTTTGTTAGTAATCTTTGGTGGTACTGTATCACTATTTACATATTCTTCACATTTCTTAATTTTATCTACAACCTTTACCCTCTTATCTTCTTCCGTAACATGATATAGAAATGATTTCTTATTACAGAAATTTCTATCTTCATATACGAATAATGTATCAGGTATACCAAAGTTTAATGAATAACAAGCTGCTTGTGTTTGATGCATTAGTTCTTCTTTTTCTCTTGAATTAAACTTTTGACTTACCTCTGTTTTATACTCAAATATAAAATACTTGTTTTCAGGTATATATTTGATTATACCATCGGTAAAGAAACTCATGTTATATCTTTTATTGAAACAGTGGGTTTCCATTCCTTTTTTCTCTTTTATTTCTATATCTACTAGGTTATGTTCTTTGACATAAGTTTCTACATCTATATATTCAAATTCCATTCCTAGTCCCTTCATCTCGTTTAACACCCTTTGTATTCTATCATGTCTATCGGTACCACTTTCACATATACCAATGAATGAAGGGTCTTTCTTTTCTTCCTCTGGTTCCACCCCTTTACGAGTGAAATACATTTGTCTCATACATATTAAGCTTGATGGTTTATAATAAATTGATGGCTTATAATCTGGTTCAAGTTTAACTATTGCCTCATTTATTCTTTTAAGAAATAAGGAGGCTACATTCTTACTAGCCTCCTCTTCTTTAATAAGGTTAGAGACTGAAAATAATCCCCTCGCCATTACTAATCCTCTAATAAAGCTGTTATTTGAATTATATCTTTTTGAACCATCTTAATAGCTCTATCATTATCTCCAAAGAAAATAGTTATATTATCATCAGGTAATACATCTAATTGTTCTTTAAGATTTTTAATATCAACTAAAGCATTAAATTCTACTAAACCATCCACTACTGCTTTTGAATACTTAATATCTTCTTGTACTGTTTCTTCTACTGAAGCAATACTCAATCTATCTTTCTTAAAGGTTAGGTTAATACCATTTCTATCAAAGTCTTTGATAAATAGTAATGCTCTATCTAGAATATCTAATAATTCTTTTTTACTTATGTCAGCATTATAAGTAAATGAAGAAGATAACATAGATTGAATTGCCTCTAATGGATAATTCTCTCTATCTTGTCCTATAACACTTTGAATGATATAATCATTATCAAATATTGTTAAGGTATTAGTATCTGATACATAATCTAATTTACCTTTTTCAATTCCTAATGACATTAAGATATTTCCTAACTCTCTACTAATGAATAGTTCTTTTGCTTTTAATGATTCAATATTTGGAACTGATGATACTTTAAATGCATCTGAAGCAATTATTTGTGCTGCTAGGTAATAGTTATTCATTTCTTTAGCATCAAATGAAGCAGGTATTGAAGATTTGGCAATTTCTAATCTTCTTGTTAATTCTTTAAAATCTATATCAATACCATTACCAGCTGGTTCCTTTATCTCTGGGAACTTAATTACTTCTCCACTTTCATCTATACCAATATCTAAATAGTATAGACCATTACCTTCAATTACTAAAGCATTACCATTCATATCAAATCCTATTTCAGGTGTTGTTATTTTATTAACTAGGTTAGTTAGTAATTGAACATCTACTACTACTCTCATTTCATCTGTTGTTTCTACCTTCTCTTTTATTTGGAAAGTAGTTCTTGTATCTGTAGTAGTAATACTTAAATAACCACCTTCTATTTTAACTTCAGTTAATATTGTTAGTGGTGAAAACTTATCTAAACTACAAACCTTAACGGCTTTGTTTAACATCTTCTGAATACTTTCAGTTTTAACTTTTATCATTTTCTTCCTCCTATTTTACATTTCTTGCCACTAGTTCAGCAGCTTTTCTTTCAAACTCGTTTCGAGCTTCTTTATCATTTCTTAAATCTTCAGTCATGAATGTTACATTGGTACTACCAGCAGCCTTAACCCCTCTTGCACTTACACATCCATGTTTCATATTAAGATTTACATATACTTCTGTTGACCCAGTTGCCAAAGAAATACATTCAGCTATATCAGATGCTAGTTTTTCTTGTAACTGTAATCTTTTAGAACACATTTCTACTATTCTATATAATTTACTTAATCCTAGTACTTTATATGTTCCATTTTCATTCTTAACTGGGATATAACCTATTACTGCAGAACCATCAAACATTAGTGCTAAATGATGTTCACAATGACTATATATATTTTCCTGATATATTGTTACAATAGGGTCATATCCTACTTCAAAGTTTTTGCTATACTTTTCAGCAATTTCTTTGTTTGTATATTCTTCTCCTTCTAGAAGTTCTTGCCAATAACCAGCAACTCTTCTTGGAGTTTCTTTTAATCCTTCTCTTTCAACATCTTGCCCCATTGCAATTAGTAATTGCTTTGTGGCTTCTTTTACTGCTTCGTAATTGAATTTCCCCATAATCTACACTCCTTGCTTATTACCCCATACTAAAGTATGAACTTGAGGTAATATAAATACTCTTTTCATATATGAATTAGCAACCATATTTATTAGTTTCTCATAATCTGATAAAACTCTTTTTGATATATCTCCAGCTTCAGTAGTATTGGTATTACCTACGCTTAAGTATAAATCAATATCAACGCCTTTTTCTCTATAATAATCTACTAAAGCATAATACTTCATTGCAAATTCAAAATCTTCTTCATTGAATACTGGTATTTTAATTGCTACCTTTTGTTTAACACTTAATAATAATTTCATATATTCATTAACTGTTTCATAAACATCTGGTTGTTTACTTGATGGTGCCTTTGGACTAATTACCAATAGGTCTACATCTAATAACCAATCAGGCATTCTACTTCCTTGTGTTTCTATATCCACAGTAATACCATTATCATGTAAGATATCTATTACTTGTTGGAAATCATATAAACAAGGATTACCACCAGTTAATACTACATTACTGCATTTATTATTATTACATTCTTGTATTAAAACTGCAGCTAATTCTTTTGTACCATATCTTTTAATAGAACCATCTATCTTCCAAGCGAATTTACTATCGCACCAAGCACATTTGAAATCGCATCCTGCTACCCTTACAAATAAAGTTTGCATTCCTACATGTGGTCCTTCGCCTTGTATTGTTGGACCAAAGATTTCAGCAACTGGAATCATTTATATTCACTCCTAACTCTTTCAATCTTTTTATAGTTTTATCTAAATCAGAAAGGAGCTGTTCCTTATTTGGAACATCCTCTCTTTTAGATAATGCTTTTAAATCTTCGTAATCTTCTAATAAGATTCTTATCTCGTTATTCATTTCCGAATAATGAAAGTTGTTCAGGTGCTATATAAGTTGCATAACTTGTACTAGTTTCCCATAGTTTAGCCTCTACAACTTTTACTCCTGGGTAACCATAATTATTTTGTAAAGATTGTTCAATCATTTCTGCATAATATTTTACCATATTCTCCGCAGTTGTATCGAATGGCATTCCTACGAATTTCAATTCATGCTTTTTAAGTACTTCTACAATGTCTTTTTCAATTTCAGATGGTTCTTTAGCATTATAGATATAACGATGGTCTGGAACTATTTCCTCCATACATTTTTTCAATTTCTTGAAATCAATTACCATACCCCATCCATCTGTTTGTGGACCTTGTACAGTAACCTCTAACTTATAGCTATGACCATGTAAGTTTCCACATCCACCATCATAACCTGGTAATAAATGTGCTGTTTCAAATTCAATATGTTTTGTAACTCTCATATACTTTCCTCCTTCACTATTATTATACGAATTACTTTTCTTTGATTAACTTATGTATGTTAATTATTACTAAAATACCATTTAGTAACCATACACTTAAGCTGCCAATCAATATTCCATAAATGATAAATAGAACTGCTCCTATTGTATCAAATATTCTTATTAACTTTTTACTATTCATTGCAAACGCTACTACTATAAATAATGTTGCAATGATTCCTAATACTTCTACCATCTACTCATATCCTCCCACGGATAAACAATCCATTCATCTTTCTTCTCATATTCGAAGTAATCGCAGAAACATTGGAATTCAGCTTCCTCTGCTAATTGATTATCTTTCATAAACATTGCTGTTATGAAATAATTCTTCTCATTCATTAAGTCAGAATACTTTTTCATTGTTATACCTGTATCAATAATATCATCAATGATAATACATCCAGGTACTGGATTCATTAGTATTGGTTTATCTATTTCATAAGATAATAAGGTTGCAAGTATTAAACCACCTCTTGGAAATGTAAATATTCCAGGACATTCATCTAAATGGAAGTATTCATCTTTTTTAAGTCTATCTACTAAATTATATAGATATTCTTTTACTTCCCACCATTGAACATATTTCTTCTTTAACATAATTACCTCCTAGAATAATGGCTTTCTTGTAATCTTATCTTCGTATTTATAATTGTTACAGAAGTCTAATATATAGTAAACATTTATTACTGTTCTATAAATATAACCTCTTTCTCCAGTTATTTGGTCTAGGGTAATTCCTAGTTTATCAAGATACTTTTGCAATGTCTTCATTGCTGCATCTGATTTATTAAAGATATGATTCTTTAAATTACTTTGTACATCGCTTACTGGAATAATACCATAATCAGTCATAATACTTCCTCTACTAGCACACATAATATGACTTGTACTATCTGCACTTGTTATTGGGAAACTTTTTAATAACTTTTGATTAGTCATTCCGAATGTATGTACTTTAATTTTTCTACCAGTTTCTCTTTCAAATTCTTTTATAATTAAGAATACTTTATTTAAGAAATATTCTATTTGATTTTTAGATGCTCCAACTAAAGCGCCAACTGCTATATAATCTTTTCCATATGATAAAATCTTTTTAAGGTATTCCCAGCTTTCACCTTCATGGAAGACTGGTATAAGTTTTTCAGGATACTTTAAATGTTCCATCATATAATTATAATTCTTTTCGCTGGCTTCTTCAGTTTTATCTCCCTTGAATTTAGGGATTACATCTAATGGTGCTATTATATCAACATATTCACCAATCTCATTGATATAAGATATATAACTATCTATATCAACTTCATCTCCTTTAGTACTTACTGTATAAGCACCAGAGTCTATAAATAATTTACCAGTGTATTCAGGATGTTCTTTTTTATATTCAACAACCCTCTTAATCATTGGTCTATTATTATATTGAGAAAGCAACATATTACAGTTGTTCTCCATCAATATATTAAATAACAATTCAGAATTCCATCCTACAAAGAAATAATCTAATTTACTATTCATTTGTCTCCTCCAATCTATTATAAGTATCGTCCTCATAATCTACTGGGTCTAGAACTCCGTTTGCTAGGAATGATTCAATTCTCTTTCTACAAGAAGGGCAAGTTCCACATGGTTTTTCTCTTCCTTCATAACAACTCCAAGTTAAATGGTAAGGTGCTCCTAATTCAAGTCCCTTTGCAATAACTTCATTCTTATGTAAGTTAATTATTAAACCTTCAACTCTTACTTCTCCGCCAGTTCCTTGATAGATGGCTTCTCCCATTGCTTTATTGAATGCTGTACTACAATCTGGATAAGCATTTCCTTCAGCATCATCAGCATGAGAACCATAGAAAATAACTTCAGCATTTTCTTCTACTGCAAGAGCTGCTGCATATGATAACATTAAACCATTTCTGAAAGGTACATAAGTATCTACAGCATGATGACCATTTGCTTCTGTTTGGTCTTCATATCTTGTATGTTCAACATCATCATTTCCTGCTAATAATTTACAAGTTTTATTATCTTTGTAAACTTCAGTCATATCTCTAATGATATGTTTAACTCCATAATATTCAGCAATCTTTTTAGCACACTCTAATTCAATGCTATGTTTTTGACCATATGTAAAACTAATTGCTATAACATTTTCAGCACCATATTTATCAACAGCCATTGCTAAACAAGTTGTACTATCAATACCACCACTAAATACTACCATTGCTTTTTTCATATTTACACCTCCTTCTCCTTGAGTTTGTTTTGTTACTTCATTTTCCATAATTTTTCCTCCTTTTAGTTTTTCAAGTGGATTGGGTTAATGGATACCTTCCACCTAATATTATTATACGTATATACTTTCCCCATACCAGCAAGCTGATATTTCTGCATCACACTTCATTGGAACTGAACATCTATCATTTGATTCTATCATTACTTGGGATAATAATTCTGTTACCCTCTTAACATTCTCAATAGGACATTCTCCTATATTTTCATCATGCACGGACATCAATAATCTAAAACCTAATTCATTTAATTCTTTATGATTATACAATGCCACCATTGCTCTTTTTGTCATATCAGCAGCAGAACCTTGAACTATTCCATTAACCACTTGTCTTTCACTAGATGCTAACCAAGCTCCATTATCTTCAATGATTATTCCATTTGCTAATGCATCATCCATTATTTTCTTTCTTTGATTGAATGATGCTTTTTCTAATTGTTTATTGTAATAATCTTTTATCTTTTGACTTACTTCATTATCTGCTTCTTCATCCGAATCAAATAATGGGTCAAAGTTAATTGGTCTGTTAACCCCATACTTATATTCATATCTTTCTTTTTGAATATATTTAAGATATCTTCTTCTTCCCCATAAAGTAATTGTATAACCAGTTTTCTTTGCTTCGGCTTTGGCTTTTTCTATGTATTCCTTTATCTTTGGAAAACCTTCAAATAAGGAATTAGAAATTTCTCTTGCCTCATCTACTGTTATTCCTAATTGCTCAGCAACTGAAGCATCTCCTCTACCATACATTAACCCTAGAACAACTCCTTTAATATTACTTCTTCTTTTCTTACCTTCTTTATTGGTTGTACCATCAGGATAGAATTCTTTACAATCCTCATAAGGAACATGAAATGCTATACTCGCCATTGTTGAGTATAAATCTTTTCCTGTCTTATAAGCATTTATCATATTCTCATCCCCACATAAATGAGCAAGTATTCTTGGCTCTTGTTGGGAATAATCGGCACCAACCATGTAATAACCATCAGTGGCTTTAAACATACATCTAATTCCACCATCTCTTGGTATATTTTGTAAGTTAGGGTCTGAAGAACTAAATCTTCCGGTGTCAGCACCATTTTGATTAAATGAAGCATGTAATCTACCAGTTACCTTTTCAATCTTGGCTGGTATTGCTTCAATATAGGTACTTAATAATTTTTTAATAGTTCTGTATTCTAAAATAGCATTAGTTAATGGTAAGTTAATATGTTTCAAAGCCGCTTCATCTACAGCTCTTGGATTATCTTTGTTACCACTTTGACATCCAATGATATCATATAACAATATTGCTAATTGTTCAGGACTGTTAAAGTTTATTGGATTTTGTAACTTAGTATTATAATGTATCATTCTGAATTTAACTATACTATCTTCATACAATGCTATATTATCCTCTACCTCTTTAGTTACCTTTTCCATTTTCTCATTATATTCTTTATTTAGTTTATCAGCAAGTTCCATATCTATTGCTACTCCGGTTCTTTGCATTGATGCTGTTACCTGGATTAAAGGAACTTCGACTTCTCTAAATAATTTATACATTTCAGCATTCTCTGGTCTTTCAAAGAATTCTTTTTGATGTTCATAAAGTTTATAAGTCATCCAAGCATCTCTAGCGGCATAAATATATCCACTTTCAATTGGTACTTGGTCAAATCTTATACCTTCAAACAAATCATTAAAATGCGATAGAGTTTCTATCTTATCTTTATTTTCTAAATGACTACAATATTTACTATACTGGTCTTTTAAACTTCTCTTGTATTCATCATTAGTTATTAAATAACTTGCAACCAATGTATCCCAATATGGACAGTTCATTTTAGAATCTAAAAAGGTTTCAAGCATATTGATATCGAACTTACCATTGTGGTAAATGAATTTAATGTTTTCATTAACGCATTGTTTCATTTTATCCTTAACAAATTCTATATCAGCTTGATTATCAAGTCTCTTATTATAAATACTTGAAATATGGTTCAGAGGGATATAGGAAGCTTTTTCTCCCTCTGTATATAAACATATTCCAACTATTATATCTTCAAAAAAGTTTAATCCTGTAGTTTCTGTATCTATTGCTGCTATTCCATTGGCTCTTATATGCTCGAAATATTCTTCAATTTCTTCATTGCTGATTAGTATTCTATAATCATCTTTATATTCTCCAAGGTTTTCGCTGATTCTTTCTCTTATTGCATTTATTCTTGCTAATAGATTATTGCTCTTTGAAGTTTTCTTATTTTGAGACTTTTTTAATGCCTTCTCTTTTAACATCCTATCCATTTCTTTTGAAGTTCTTGAATAAGTATCAAAGAGAGCCATAACTAATACCCGCCGTTACCGTTATTTATAGTTCTACGATTAGTATTCATTGGTGCAGCTGGTTGTTGGTAACCATAATTAGGTTGTGGAGCATAACCTTGTGGTGCTCCATATTGTTGTGGAGCTGGTTGGCTATAATCTTCAACTCTAGCTGGTTGACCAAAGTTATTATAGTTATTACCTCTTGGTTGGATACCTGGGTTTTGTACTGGAGCCTCTTGGTTATTACCTGGAAGCACTCCTGTTCTTGTAAAGTTATCCATTTCATCGAATGTTAACTCTTTGATTATTCCTTGTTCAACTACATCAATAGGTTCTCCTAGTTGTTCTAAAGTAGTTCCATCAACTGGTAATGGAATAACTGAATAAGTTGTTCTAGGGTCTCCCTTTGCTCCATTTCTTTTAATCTTAAATGGAATTGAACATAATGGAGTATCTTTATACTCTATAAATAGTGGTTGTAATGTCTTTTCAAAGAATGAACCACCTCTTTGCCATACCTGTGCCTCATTTGCATCTTGGTTAAACACATTTAGATAAACACTCTTTCTAATTGGGTTTCCTGATGCACATAAAGGACATACAGATAATGGTGCTGAATTATCAGGTCTTAAACAACTGATAACCTTTCTGTTTCCTTCACTATCTTGTACTTCGTGAATAGTATCTACAATAATTTCTTCTAATGAATTATACATGAATCTAACTACTGCAGAATCACCATCATTACTTAAAGATAGAAAGTTAGTTCTTCCACCACCTGATGGAAATTGCGCTGCTTGGGCTGGATTTAATCTTGCCATAATTTTTCCTCCTTCATTTTGCTTCCTATATTTATTATACGAGGAATAAAAAAAAAGAAGGATTATAAAGTAAATCCTTCTGAATAATTATTCGATAGTTTAAATTGTAAATTACTTAATAGTTCTTTATATTGTTTTAAAGTAATATTTAAGTGTTTACTAATCTCATTAGATTTATAACCGGCATCTATAAGTTTAACTAATGCTGATTCCAATCTGTTTAAATCATTCTCACTTATGAAATCATCTACTGTGAAATAATCTATTTCTCTTGATGGTTCATAGTTAATCTCCTCTTTTAATTGGTCTAATGAATATGCTGATTCATTAAACTCATATTTCTTGGTTCTTTGCTTTTCTATGTAAGATATATATTCACATCTTAAAGCATTACCATAATAAGTTAATACCTTACCTTTACCACTGTTTAGTTTTGGAAGGCATCTAAATAATACCTCCATTGCAATACTCATTTTATCTTCATATGGTATTGTAACATATTTGCTGCCAATACTTACACTGAATGCCTTAACCCCATACCATAATTGATTAAAATATAATTCATTCTTTGTTGAGTTATACAATTCTGCTAACTCCTCTAAATTAAAACCTTGTACCCCTGATATTTCATTTTCACTTTTCATCTTCATAATTTCTTTTACCTTTCACCTTTCAATAATTATGGATTGAAATATCATTAAACTTTTGTAAAAGTAATAAACCTAATTTAATTAGTTCACCACCCTTCCTGGAATAAAACAATCACATCAGAATATCTTATCCTATCCATGATATAAATATATGATATTGAAATTAAAAAATCAATAGTTTTTTCCATAATTTTTTAATTTCTTTTTTCGCCCTATTCATAATCCCTTAATTTACAAGGAACTTGTCGGAATTCCTCGAATGTCAAATCATTGACATCTTTTCCTTCGGGCATCATATACTCGTAAACAATTTTACCTTTTGAAATATTTTTACATAATTTTCTTGCACCATTTCTTCCAGCATTATCTCCATCAAGACATAAGTATATTGTTCTAAATGGTAATTGATTTATCAATTCATATTGATAATTACTTCCTGTTCCCATTAAAGCAATAGCATTATATCCCCATTTCGCTAGTGTTAATGCATTAAAGAATGATTCGCAGATAAATATATCGGGTTTCTTATAATCTAACTCATATACACCGTATAACGGTTTATTTCTAGATGATGGTAAGATAAACATTTTACCAACTACAGAACGCTTGGCTATAAATAGGGTTCTTCCATTTATATCTCTTATCGGAAATGTTATACTATTAGTTACTCTATCATAACCAATATCATATTTCTCAATTATCTCATTTGTTAAACCTCTTTTGTACATATATGGGTGGTAGTATCTATATTGTTGTAATAATGCCTCTTCAACAAATTGTTTAAAAGCTTCTTGACTTCTTCCACTTTGTCTACCTCCAATATAGACATTCAATTTCCTGGTATAGGTTACATCAAAGTTTTGTAATATCCAGTTAACCCCTTCAGTACCATCATCTTGTACTCCTAGTATTCTTGATATGAAAGTTTCTAAAGTACCTTTATACCCACAGGTAAAACAATGGACCCATATCTTACCATCTACTGGTTCATTATTTACACCACAAGATGGTTTTCTTTCCTCTCCGTGTTTATGGAAAGGACAGGTTACCATTGTATTTGTATATACATCTCTTATATCTCTAAAGATTTCATTTCCATCACGATTTTTAATATAATTTCTTAACTCGGTTAGAATATCAATTGTAGTGGCATTTATTTGCCTGTTATTTATAGTTAACATTAGAATGGTGACTCCTCTTCATTATTTCTTCTACTTAAACTTTCATCTTCTTTAGATGCAGTCTTTTCATTTCCATATCTAGAGAACCTGAATTCACCTTTATCAATATCCCATAAGTAAACAAATTGTCCTCCAACTGGTCCATATCTGTTTTTGACTACTTCTAATTTTAATTCCTGTCCTACTCTTGACATACTTATTACCTTACTACTGTTTTGAGATATTGCATCTGATTCACTCATATGTTCAAGTTCGGGTGTATCTGTTTTAGCTGCTGCTCTATTTGCTTGAGATAATGCTAATACAGGTATATGATATTTCATTGATAAGTTAAATAAATCTTGAGAGATATTTCCTAACTTAATTCTTAATTGTTCTTTATAGTTAGTTCTATAATCTTGCATCAAACTGAATTGGTCTATACCTACTATATCAAGATTGTATTTTTTAATCATAAAGTCTATATCATTTACTGTCGCTTGATGTCCTAGGTCTTTTGGAGTTATTACTACAAAACAATTTTCTGCTTTCTGTAATTCTTCTATATACTTTTCATATTTCTCTTTTTCTTCTTTACTTCCTCGCATCAATGCTAGGTTACTAAAATGTTGATACAATGCATCAAATCTATAACCTACCTGTTCAGAAGACATCTCACCACTATAAAGCCCTACCCTCTTACCTTCTTTCCAGGCATTCATCAGTAAGTCAATTAGTATCCAAGATTTACCTTGATTGGTTCTTGCCATTATGGTAACCAATTCTTCTCCCAGCTGCCATCCTCCAATAGCATCATCAATTTCTTTTAGACCTATCGGAATTGTATTTGCTGTATCACTATCAATCTTTTTATTGAAAGTATCTAATCTATCTTTAGCATTCTTGATAATATCGTTTGAGGTAATTGGTCTGATATCTTCAAGTTCTGCTATTTTATTTTTCAATTTCTGATATGCTGATAAAGAATCTTCTTCTACATCTTTTACTATTCCATTAAGAGTTTGTGCTAATTGATTAAACATATAACTTTCTCTTAACCCTAGAATTAAATAGTTCCAATCTTCTTTATCACTTACAAATTCAAATTCATTAAACTTTCCCAAGAAAGTTTCTTTCGTTGGTAACTTTCTGTATTCATTGTAATGGTTATATATAAACTTTGCTTCTTTGTTATAGGTAATAAAGTAATCACTACTAATATTTTCATTAAGTAATAATTCAATATCTCCTCCGTTTAATAACTTACTAATTATCTGTGCTTCTATCATTACTTATCACCTCGGATTCCATATATTGAAATTACTGTACTATTATCTTCCACATAATACTTTAAATCATTTCCAATAGCATTTATCAAATTACCGGCAGTATTTCTACCAATAAATATGTTACTTAAATTATTTGCTAATCTACTTTTAATTATCATCTTTAGATAATTCCTTTCATATTCTGATAGTCTTACTTCATCGATTCCATCTAAAACTAATAAATCACATTCTCGCATTACCTTTTCAGTTTCTTTGAATTCTTTATCTTTACTATCAAAACTTAATTTTAATTCTCTTAAATATTCATTCAGGTCTAAATATAATGCCCTATCCTTTGAACCTGGTTTACCTATTAGATGATGAATATAAGTTTGTAGTATCTTTATACCCCAGCTTGTCTTACCGTTTTGTCTTTGGTTTGATTTTATGTAAAGGTTAAAACCTTGTTGAACCATTGCTGCTATATTCTTTTTGATTTCATTTAAGATTTCAAAACTCTCCACATCTTCTTTACAACTTGGGTATAATACTATTGGTTGTACATACTTATGAGGTATATTTGCATTATGCATCATCAAATCTATCTCATTAAAATCTACACACATTTTATAACATTCGCCATCAGAGGTTCTTTGCTTACATGTTTTTCTGTAAGGACAATCATTTCCATTTTTATAACAATACATGAAATCTACCTCCTCAATTTTTATTATACGAATTACTCATTACCTCATAAGTATCTGGAAATAGCATTTTATATTTTACTTTTAAAAGTTCTATTGTATTCTTTACAATATGCTTAACTTCTTTCATTGTTATGTTATGGGCGCTGGCAACTGTTCTTACTCCACGCTCTTCAATTATTCTTTCTATAAAGATTTCATACTCTTCTAAAGTAATATCTTCTTTGTTAAGTAATTCCTTTAAACAGAATTCTATATCGCTTTCTTCTTCCATACTATTTTCTAGATGCAAAACATCTTCTAATCTTATTGGTCTTTCGCCATCATTGTAAATAACTTTTTCAAAACTATCTATCTCTACTTTTCTTACCCTTCCTGTAGTTCCTATAACAGGAGGTTTTACTATTAAATCTCTTTGTATGTATTCTTTCAAGAACCACTTAATATTCTTAACGGCATAGGTAGAAAACTTTTTACCACTTTCTGGTTTGAAATTATCTACGCATCTGATTAACTGTAAACATCCTTGTTGGAAATAATCATCGTATTTACTTTTATCATACTCTAAAAGATTAAGAGCATATCCAACTAGTGGCATGTTTTCAACTATCATTACCTCTCTTTCTTCCTTTGTCATTCCCTTTAATATCCTTTCTTGATAAATGATGGAACAAAGTTTTCTTTGTTAGCACTTGGTGGCTCATTCTTGAAATCCATATATGGAGTTGTTCCATTTCCTTTCAAGGCAAACTCTATTTTCTCTAATACTTGGTTTACCATTACTTTTCTTCCTTTGGTTCCTGGAATACTTATACTAGTGCTATTATACAAATAATCTAAAACTTCATGCCATTCTTCTAAAGTCCAAACCGCCCTCTGTCTATTTACTTGAATTACATAATTGGTTAAAGCATCACTAATATCTTTGTATGCTATATAATACTCTTTTATTGCATCAATGTATGGTGCTAGGTTAACCCCTTGTTTTCTTTTCTTTGGTTTCTCCTCGACCGGCGCTGCGGGCTCCAAGAAATCTTTTTCGAATACGTTTTCCTCTAAAACAACTTCATTACCCATATTAGTATTATTATTTATTTCATTCTTCCCATCTTGTGCCTCCGTGGCACTATTAGTTAATATATCTTTAGATATATTACTAATAGATGGATTATTTATTATATTATTATCTAATAGGTGGTTATTTATAACCCCACCCCTCGTGTTATTTATAACCCCACCCCCGTTATTTATAACTACAAATAACTTTCTAAATGATATTTGTTTGGTGGTAATTATTTCCCCATTCTTCTCCTTCTTTTTCTTATAAACTAATTCTCTTTTGAGATAACCAAGATTGACTAATTTAGTTATTGAATCTTTTACTCTACCTTCACTCTTGTTTAGCATCTTTGCTATATAAGCATTACTAGCCCAGCAGTATCCTTCTTTTCTACATAGACCAGTTATAGCAGAATATAGAATTCTTTCAAAGTCAGTTAGTCTTTCATCAGTTAAAATATCATACGTCAACATCAAAAACTGTGAACTGGAATACTCTTGTTCCTTTTCTTCCGGCTCTATTACATAACCATTCTCATCAAATTCCATACTTTGTTACCTCCTCAATTATAATTATACGAGATATAAAAAAAATAGGCATTGCTGCCTATTTTACGGAAATTACTTGGGATTCAGTTACTGTGTTAAAAGGTATTACATAATCTAAAGGAATAATCTTATCTTGAACTGCTTGAGTTAAAGCTTCATTATCAATAACTTCTTTAGTTCTAATGATAGTATTCTTAATTGCATCCTCAAATGATTTATCATTCTTAAATTGTTCAATGAAAGCATCTTCATTAAATACTTCTTTAGTTCTTACTGAAATCTTCATAGTAGCCTTGTTACCTTTAATTTCTGTTCTACCATCTTTTAAGATTCTTTCCTTTAATGCTTTTTCTTGTTCATCAAAATTCTTCTTTGCATCGCGAACTTCTTTTAACTTATCAACAACTTCTTCCATTGTTAGGTTATCAAACATAATTTCTCCTCCTCATAATAATTATACGAGATATCGTAAAACAAGAAAAAATCAACGCCGTATAAACGTTGATAGGAAGGTTTTTCAACCTCGGTCAATATATTTGGATGGACTATTTTTCAGTCTTTTTCTCTCTTTTGTATTTCTCTCTAAATGCCTTACCGTAACGATGGTTATAATTATATTCCGACATCTCTCCATATTTTTTATTCTTAAATAATTCAATTATTTCTTTAGCACTTTCATCACTATAAACATATTTAGAACTTTGATATGGTTCAGGTTGAGGAACTGGCATATTATATTCGATACGATATTTAATAAATGCTAAAATAGCATCTTTTTGTACTCCACATTCTTTTGCAATATCTTCTAACTTATACATATTTAATTCCTCCTCTATTATATTCTATGTGTTATTCATCATAACTTTCTTCTTTGAAGATACATCTAATAAACTTCTTAAATTCTTTTGAATCTTTTCCATCTACTAAAATATCTCCAAAACTTGCCTTCTCAATAATCATTTTATTAAGAAGTTCATCATAACTATCTTTCATTAGTAAACTAATTACTGTTACAGTATGTTTAGTTCCAATTCTATGTGCCCTATCTTCAGCCTGTTCCATAGTTGCTTTGTTCCAAGGTAAATCTAAAAAGACTACTATTGATGCTTCATTTAAAGTATGTCCTGTACCAGCTGCCATTGTTTGTCCGAATAATACTTGGAAACCTGGTGTGTTTTGGAATGTATCTTTTTGCTCTTGTAATTCTATTTGATTCATTTGACCCCATATATGCAAAGGTTTCATATCTTCAAATTCTTTTAAAGCCATTTCTATTAACTCTCTGAACATACTAAATACAATTACTTTCTCACCAGTTAATTGTGCTTCCTCTAATATATCTCTTAACTTTTCAAACTTGGTACTCTTTACTACTTGGGTACTAACTAACCCAGTATGACAAAGTACTTGTCTCATTCTAGTTAACTTTGGTAATATCAATGTTGGATTTGAAATCTTATCGCATTCTTTTTTAGTTGCATTAACAATTTCATTATACAATCTTCTTTCATCGTTTGACATTTCAAGGTATATATCTTGATGTATCTTTTCTGGAAGGTCTAGTAAATCTTTAGTTCTTCTTAACATATTGTTATTCATTAACTCTTGTAACTCTCCCATATTTTGATAACCAATAGGCGTTCCCCATATATCTTGTACTGTATAACGATTCATAAATTGATAATAGTTCATAGTTAATGCTTGAATGAAACTTAATGGCATATACAAATCCATTGGCTTGTTAACTAATAAAGTACCACTTAAACCAATCTTTTGACATCCTTTAATCTTTAGTAATCCTCTACCCTGCATAGATGTTGGATTCTTGGCTTTATGAATTTCATCTACAATAACTAATCCTAGTTCTCCATCTTTTATAAACTCATTGATAATATCTACTATCTCTGATTTATAGAATCTACCTTCCTTGTGGCAGCGTAATGTTTCTATATTAGTTATCCAGAAAAATTCTTCCGGTTTACTTTTTAAGTCTTCTATTCTTTCATTCATAGTTGGTTCTTTTCCTGGTTTAGTAAAACCTATTACCTTACCAGTTTCATCGCTATGTTTCTTTATCTCATCTATCCAATTATATTTCAAGTTATTAACTCCACAAATAATAAGACAATGTTTTAGACCATTATGTTCTTTCTTCCATACTGCCAAGTCTATCATTTGTTTTGTCTTACCTAAACCTTGTTGGTCTCCTAATAACCAATTGTTATGCTCAATACCATATTTAACACCTTCCAACTGATGTGGAAAAGAAGGAGTTTTGAATTTAAGTTCTTTTATATCCACAACAGCTGGTGGTGCAAATATTGGTGCTTCATTTAGTTCTTTTATATCAGGTTCAAATTGTTTTACCATAGGAACTAAATTAAGAGGTATCTCCCATTCCTTTCTCGAAGGGTTCCAGAACCTACAAGGTAGTTTCTTTATTTCTTCAACATACATTGGATTATAAGTAAATGATAAGTAGGCACTAAAATCATTAACATTCTGTTTATCAGGTTCGCCATATCTTATATAAATCATTTATATCAATCCTTTCCCGTAATTATATTATACGTGGTATCCTAGGTCCTCCTTGTAATCCTTTGAATGTTTTTGTTTCTTCTCCCAATCCTTACCACGAAGATTAGGATTCTCTTTTTGTAATTTAGTATTCAATCTAATTACAGATGCCATTGATGGTATCTTCTTTTGTAATGGGTCATTCATATAATCTTTGAAATGTTCCTTCACTGTAGTATTTTCTATATACTCTTTTCCTCGTATTGTCATAACACAAGCAAGGTATAAAAGATTAACATCATCTCTTAACGCTCTATAATTAGTTAATAAATCAAATACTAAATCTTTGTATCTTCCAGCATCACTCATTGCCATTCCTTCCTTTCATAAAATAGTTGCCATCTTCATAATCAGGTAATATACTTCTATCATAGAAATCATTTAACATATACATTGCTAGACAACCTGCCCCTATAAACTTATCTTCCGATTTGTTATAAAACTTACAAGCATACCTTTGACCATCTTTTAATAATACAAACCTATCAGTGTTAGCATCAGGGTGATATTCGCTGATTATTTCGTTTATATTCGACTTTTTATCTTTATCAATATAAATTATCGGTTCTTTTTCTATCTTTTGGCTTTGGGTAGGCTTTTCTACCCCTACGCTGAACAATGGTCTTCTACTTGGCATAACTATTCCTCCTTTAAATCTTTTTCGTAATAATTTACACCATCACTATACAATGGGAAATACTTTTCATCAGGTCCAGGTTTCCATCCGTTAGGATTTTCCTTTACCCATATCTGATGAATACATCTTCTACAATATTGTAACCCATCTCTCCAAACAAGGCATCCATAATATTCATGATGACCACAGCCGCGGTAATTGATTACAACATCTTTCATCATATCATTTTTATTTCTAGTTAGATGTTCCATTCTTTTCCTCCTCCATTGCTTTATCAACTCTACCTCGTAATACTTTGATGTCCCATTCAATTGATTTTAGTTTTTCATCTATGTATCCTGCATAGGCTTTATCTTTATAACATTCATTTGTTATTGATGCTAACTTATCATTTAGATTAGCAATTATCATTTTTATTTGACTATCTACTTCTATCATTAGTTAGCATCTCCCATCTCTACATCAATATCTTCATCCTCGATGGCTTGTCTAATAACTTCTTCATCATCATATCCTAGATAGTAAGATACATTCTCTTTAAATATATCGAAGAATCTATCTATCTCTTGTAATAATAATTCATAGTTATCAGCTTTGATTGTTGCAGTTTTTCCTTCCGGTAACCAGAAGGTAAAGGAAACTTTTTTCTTTTCCATATTACCACACCTCTCTTATTTCTTCATCGCTGGCAGTAGTTATTGCTCCTATCAACTCATCTTCTGCTATAAAATATCCTAATCCGTTTACATGCCCGTAATATAATTTCTTGTTACCATTATGAGGTACAACGAAATCCATTCTTCTCATTAAAAAGTTTACACAAGCAATATTCATTTGATTGATTGGCTGGTCTAATATATCATTGACCGTAAACTCTCTTTCTAATATAATTCTCTTTCCGCCAATTCCTTGATGTTCTATATTATCTACTAACCTTCCACTTAACATTGGATTTAATCTTTTACCCTCTACCATTTTTAACACTCTCCTTTACTAATTTAACCATGTAATCTAATTCTTGGCTTGATATAATACCTTTTGTTATTAGTGTTTGTAAATAACTTGATGTAGCAGTCATAATTGAAATCTTATTTCCTGCTATTGTTTGTAAGGAATTTCCCATTCCTGGTTTTCTCCATATATGAATATCTACATTATAGATATCATCATCTCTACCGCCCTCCCATAATGGACGGTTAGAGGAAACAGCTTGTTCTGCTTCCTTCTCAAAGTCCTTTAATAAATCATCTAGGTTCTTTGCCATTAGTCTTCCTCCTTTTCTAAATATGGTAAATGATATTTATACCATTGGAATGAATGTTGCTTTTGATATCTCAAATCTTCATCCACATCTTCTTGTTTATATTTCTTGGCTCTTTCTAACCACTCTTTAAAACATCTTTCACAATAGACATCCCCTAGTACAAATACTAAATACATATCCTCGTGAATGAATTGTCCGTTACATCCATTACATACACAATAGCCTCCCCAGCTTACATTCTGTATCGGAGTAACTTTAACAAAGTTAAAACCTCTTTCAGTATATTGAATCTTATTCATATAGTCCAACCTCCTTCATAAAGTCTTCTAGCATTTTAATAGTTTTTAGTTTATTATATTCTTCTCTTGGTAAGTAATCTTTATCATCATCCATTACTGACCAGTATTCATAGTCAGGTGTAAATGATTTATATAATGTTGGACCATCAGGACTATAACCATCAAGGCTTTCTTTTTTATGAGCCCACATTCCATTGGCACAACCACTCATTCCTACCTTGAAGCATACATATCCAGTATAACCAAGTTTGATTGCTTCTCTTAAGAACTTTCTCATATCTTCTAATCTACTAATGCCTAATTCATCAGTCCACCAATCAAATATAGATAATTCATCATACACATCATCCATTCTGAATTTAGCACCTCTGTATTGGGTTTTAAGATATGCTATCTTTTCCTCGACCTTATCTAATACGGCTTGTGCATTATGATAACTATAATCCTTTTCTTCTTTTATTGCACAAGTAGGACAAATCTCTGAACCATCCTTCTTACTTGTAATTGGATAATCATCATAATGTCTACCACATTTCTTACAATAGTTATATGGTCTATCGTTTAATTCTAATTCTATAGAATGTTCCTTCATATCATAGAAAGCACCTTCAACTGAATGTCCGTCTACTAATAAATTAGATATACTAGGAATTACATTATCTTTCTTTTTAGTAATACCTTCTGTTTCTAATAATGTTTGAATGATGGCACTGGCATTTATATTGCCAGCACCTTCAATTTCATATTTAACTTTTAAATAGTTTGGTAACTTAATTATTCTTTTCATATACTTCATCTCCTTTATTATTTCAATCCATAATAATTATTGAATGCTTCCATTGCTTCATCTTGACCACATTGACTACATATTTCAGTTTTGTTATCTTTTCTAGATAGAGCTGGAAAACCATTCATTGGCTTTCCACATCTAGGACATATTTGTTTCTTTTGCAAGTCTGCAATTTCTTTTTCCATATCCTCTACCCATTTCTTTTGAGCAAGGTATTCCTTTTCCATTATTTCAAGTTTCTTTTTCTCGTGTACTAATTGTTCTTCTAACATTTCTTTTCTACCGTATTCCATTATATCAATCTCCTTCTTTCTACTAATCTATTTTCATCTATAAATTGTAAGTATCTAATAATGTCTCCTTCTTCTGCATCTGTAATATCTTTCTTCCAAAACTTACCAGCGCTCTTATAACTTGTATTCCACAAATCAATTATTACTCCTTCAATGGCTACTGTTAAGTGATGGCTACAATGCATTATCAATATACTATTTGGATAAGTTTCTACTACTTCTTCTATAGTATACCAATTTCCATTTGAATGTTTTAATTGTTTCTCTTCTGTAAAACCTTTTTGTTTTAAGTAAGCACCATATGAATAACTCTCATTTGGCATTCTTCCTTTTTTCTTTCCGATGGCACATAGGTCATCATACACATCATCCCAAGTTTGTTGTGTGGCAGCTGCAACTGCTCTAATAACACAATCTCCTGTTTTCCATCCTTTTGGGTTAGCGTTGTATCTAATGAATCTCATTACCACCAACTCCTTTCAATTTCAAATAAGTAATCAATTCAAATCTCCTCCTTCTTTTAATTACTTGATATTATTATAGGCGATATTTATGGAAAAATCAAGGCATAAATTAAAATTCATTAAAAAACTTTTAATTTTTTATTAAAAATTAACCACAAAAAAGAGCCTAATCGGCCCTTTTATAAAGAAAAAAAACCACATAAAGTGGTTTTATTATATCTCTTATCTAACTCTTATTCTTTGACCTACATATATCAAATTAGGATTTTTGATGCCATTGATTTGTGCTAGATGTTGGTAAGTAGTTCCATATCTAGAAGCAATTCCTGATAGAGTATCTCCTCTTCTTACTGTATAGTATTCTACAGTAGGTGATGAAGTACTACCACCATTTAGAATTCTATTAACAATTGCTTGTACTTCTGAATAGTTATATCCTGCATTTGTTAATGCTGCTTTTCTATCAGAACCATTTCCCCATTTACCAGCGATTACTTCTTTAGCAATTTCTTCATTTGATTTCTTGGCAGGTTTAGTACCTAGGATTTCATTAACCCTATTTTGTACGGCATTGTAATCGTATCCTGCTTTTGTTAAAGCATTAACTCTATCTTGTCCGTTACCCCATTTACCAGCTATAACCTCTCTTGCTAATTCATCTACTGATTTAGTTGGAGTAGGTTGTGGTGTAGGTGCAGGAGTTCCTCCTTCTTTACTATAACCATTTAATCCTAATTGTTTCATAATTGTTGGGTAATCTTTAACAGCCCAGTTTTGGTCTGTAGTTACTCCTGCAACTTTATTACTTCTTTGATAGTTTGTTTCTCCTCCGAATTGCCATAAACCATAGTTTACTCCTGATGGTGCTCCACTTGACCAGCAAGCAATCCACCAATCATATTTCTTATTTAATTCAGAACCACTAATTAAGTTTCTATACCAATTTAAGTTAGTATATACCCCAAAGTAATATCCTGCTGATTCAATTATTTCTCCGAAGGCTCTTACCATTGCATTTCTAGTTTCTCTAGAAGTTTTATTAGCAATACTGTTATCTTCTAAATCTAGATACAATGGATATTCAAACTTCTTACCTGCTACTGCTCTTAAGAATGCTCTTGCTTCTGCTTTGGCACCTTCAACAGTAGTAGCATACATATACCAATAAGCACCGACTCCCCATCCTTGCGCTTTTGCTCCTGCATAGTGAGTTTCAAACTGATTATCTTTAGTTTGACTAAAACCTGCTCTTAATATTGCAAACTTAACTCCTTCTCTAGTGGCTCCACCGTAAGGATAGTTTCTTTGCCAGGTACTTATATCAATACCAAATAATTTCATTTCTATTCCTCCTCTATCAATTCTTTATCTTCTTCACTAGGAATTCCAAATTCAGCATCTCTTTGAGGTGCTACATTCTTTTCATCCTCTTCTCCTAAAACTACATCTTTTAGTTCATCGATATTGTTTTCCATTATTTTACCTCCTTGTCTCCTGATATCTTATTAAATAAATCATGTACAAAGTTTGCACCACGACTTACAATTATACCAGTAAGTATACTTCCAATGACTGGAACACTTATTGATAGATTAACAATTGGGAAGATATCTATTTTAGCTAGAATACAAATTAGTATACTAATTACTAATGCACCTATCTTATCAATAGAAAACTTTCCGTTTTGCCATATCATCTTAAGATTTTCCCATATAGCCTCGATTAGAATCGCTACTATAACTAATTGAGCATATTCCATATAACTTTCCTCCTTTCTACTTTTTGATAAGCATTTCTAGGTTTTCTTCGATAAAGAATTTTAGTCTTAATAAACTTTCTCTATCGTTATTATTATATGTCTTATGGTAATCATTGACATATTGTATTGCAATGAATCCAATCGGCTCTCCTTGTTTATTGGTTAAAATAATATCATAGAAAGATTTAATATCTTGTGCCTTCTTAAGTGAATAAGTTGCTGGCATTGTTTCTTTTAAATCTTCAATATCTTTTACCTCTATTTGATTTTTATCTAATAATGTTTTTATGAACTTTGGTATACAACTTAATGGGATTGATTGTAATTTCATTTGATGACTAACAATTCCTTGTCGTAGTACCTCATAAGTACATGATGTCTTTAAAGCACTTCTTCCGTTAGCATAATGTTCCCCATTGTGGAAATCATATATTTGAACTCTATCAGCATTTAGTAATTCTTTTACTTGCTCCATTCGTCTAATTATTTCCGCATCAATACTAGTTTGTCTTCTTATTTTAGATGGTATGGTTTCTTCTACTTGCTTTTTCAATTTACTAAATGCTAGTAAAACTCCAGTAAAAGCTGATATCAATGCTGTTAATGCTATTAAGAATGCTGTTAACCATTCCATATATTGACCTCCCTCTTTATTTTATTGTTTTGAATTTTTCTTTTTTAACTTCTATAAAAGCCCCACCATTTACTGATATATACATTTTCTTTTTATCAAAGCTTGCACCATTTACAGATACATAAATATATTTATCAGATACAATGGTAATAGTACCACTTACCACTTGTGCCGAACCAGCTCCACCACCATTAAAGTGTTTGTTGCCAGCCCAGTCCTTTGAATAAGCATATAATCCAAACTTAATTACATCTCCTACCGCAAAGTTATAATCTGCACCATTTATGGTCTTTGATGTAGCAGTACTTTCTGTATCCTGCATAAGAATCTCTGTATTATTCTTATACAATCTAAATCTATAACCTGCTACCGAAGTAGAACCTGCTGATGCTGCATTCCAACTAAATGTATAAGCAGCTGTTGGTATAGGTTCATTTTTATTATAAGTAATTCTTAAATTACTTGGAGCTCCTGGATTTGTAAATCCAGTGGTAAACGATCTTGCAGTACCATAAGTAGTTCCGGCTTCGTTGGTAGCCCATCCTCTTGCATAATATGTTCTGTTAGGGTCTAATCCACTTACAGTTCCGCTACCACCACTAAAACTTTTAATCACTGTTCCAAAGTTTGTAGTAGATACTTGAACTCCTCTGGCACTAATACTACCATTGTTTGCACTATCTGTAAAAGATATGTAAGCTGATTTATCAGATACACTACTTACAGATGGTTGATTAACGGTAGGTTTTGAAATAGTGGCTGATGTAGTAACGGTACCACCATTTTCAGTACTTCTATTATAATAAACGGCTCCTATAAATGATACTGAATGGTTTCTTGAACTAGCGCTATGACCTACATCTACTGAACCACTAGTACTACCAGTTGCCGCTGGGAAGGCATAACTATTCCAAGAAACAGTTCCAGGATTGTATACTACTGTTCCGGCAATGGTAATTTTCAAGTTATAAATGGTATAATAATTAACACTTCCGCCTTCTGAATACAAAGCCCATTTTAAATATCTTCCATCCTGCCATACTTCAAGACGAAGTTGCCTACCATCATAACTATTACTTCTAAATGTAGCCATCTATTTCACCTCCTAACTTGAAGTATCTATCCAAATTATTGTTTTTCCTGTTTGTACTGATGGTTGAGTACCACCAACTTTAATAATAGTATTACCATCACTGATTACACCAAAACCTTCAACAGCCTCTTTAACTCTTTGAGGTGTCATATATTTATTATTTACATTTCCGGCTTTGGCTTCATTTGCAGTAGCAATACCATAATTCTCTACACTTCCTAATCCTACTTGTGTTTTTGTAACTCCATGAGGATTATTTGTATTTTGAATATGATTTGTTAAAGCTTCATTAACTGATGCTACATCTGTATCAATCTTTTCTCTTAAAGTATTATCTAATTCATCAATAGCATCATTCATATTATCTACTGTAGCAAATACTAAAGAAGTATCAATAACTACTTCGACATTTTCTACATTACCTACAACTACGTTTAAATCTATTAACTGTTCTGATACAGCTCCACCTGCTGGTATATAACTAGCTTGGTCTCCACAGTTATCATAACTAAATAGATATTCTATATTATCTCCATCTAAATCTTTAGCAAATACTCCAACTTCTTTCCAGTAGAATGCTTCTCTTACATCTACCCCATATAAGTTAGAACCTATAAGTAAAGTTCTAGTATCAATAATACTATTACGGGCTATTGGCAATGTTTGTTTAACACTAACTAAATCAGTCAATGGAGCAATACTTGATGGAGCATTTCCATTTCCCATTTTTATATGAGTGAATTGAACTCTATGACCATTTAGTAGATTAACTAAAAGTTCTATACCTTTATCAGTTAATTGTAATCCATCAAACATTTCTTTTCCTCCTTATCTTAAAATCCAATGAAAGGTTCATATTCTGTAACCTCATTGCCTTTTTCAAATTGTATATTAGTTATATTCATATATTTATCCGTAGTTTCATTACCATTACCAATATAAAATATTACGGCAATAGTTTCATTACCATCAGGTATTTCCTGTGGAATGTGTATGGTACCGCCACCTGTAACATCTATATCCCTTATAGTAGCACCAATCTGATGATTTAATTGCCTTGCAGAAATATTGCCCCAGAATAATTTTATATTCGGATGATTATTACTATTAGTTTCAATGATACAAGAAATACTGACATCCTGATTAAGAAGAGAGCGGGTTAATGCTGGGTCTAAATAATAATAAACATATTTAAGTCCTGTTTGATTATTAGCAGGTTTAAAAGAAAAACCATTACCATATCTTTCAGCAGTACCTCTCATTGCTCCATCAATCTTATCAAAATCACTATTAAGAAGATTTTTACCAAGAGGTATATCACTATTCCCATTTCCATATCCAGAAGGTATATTATATTTAGTTCCGATTCTTAATGCCATTCCAACTTTAATACCTGCACTAACTAATGGCGGACCACCAATTTCTAGTACCATATTTGAAGGTATTGCATTTCTTAATTGTTTTTGAACCTCTATCATCATATTTGTATCAAGACCTGATAGAACTATTGTAATAGCGTAATCAGCTTGATTTATATTTAATGTATATCCACTAGGTGAACCAGTTATTTGTGTTAGCTTTTGTATTAACCATCTATAAGTATATGGTAACTTACTTGTTAATAAATTGTTAACTCTAAATCTTCTGGTTTCTAATGAATCTCCATCTTTAGGAGTTATTCCTAACGCCTTTTCCCATTTTTCAATTCCATATAGGCTGGCACTTTTTACTATAACTTCTTTTCCTATTCCTGTTATATATCCATCTAATTGTCCCAGCTCTATATCTAAATCTTCATTTAATAATTTTAAATCAATTACATCTTTTAAAGTTTCTGGAAGATATTCATGTATCCTAGACATTGATTACCACATCTCCTTCCCTTACTGGAATTTCATTACTTTCCAATGAAAGGTTTGAAGATGAATTATTCATTCTAGTATTTGTAATATCTAATACCCCAGCTACTCCAAGTAACCTTGTCTCTAATTGACTAATTCTTACTATAATATTATCTTCTTTATCCCAGTTAGTTGATAATGATTTGAAGTAATTATCTACTATATTATTTACTGAATCTTGAATATCTGTTGGGTCTACCCCTGATTCTAAAGTAAATGTAGCACTTACAGTTATATTTCTTGCTACAGCTCCTTCAACAGTAACAATATGACCTATTGGTGCAATTCCTAATCCCTGTTGGTCTTGGTTAGGGTCTACTGCTTCTTGAACATCATTTACTAATGAACTTGTAGGAACTCCTCCTTGAGAGTTAGTAATTATAAGTTTTACAGTTCCTCCACCATTCCATATTGGAACCACTTTACATCCACCAACTCCTGTTAAAGATTTAACTTTGTTTTGATAATCAGAAACATTACCACCAAATTCTGGAGCAGTAACACTTTCCATATACCTTACTCTTAAATCTTCATCGGATTCTATATCATCACCCATATCAATTATATCAGTTAACTCTGCTCTGGTAAGTCCTTGTAAATAAGTTATTGGAGTTAAAGAACCATAATAACTATTACCAACTATACCAGCTTGTTCACATCTTAATATTGAGTTATTTGTACCTACAATATTTTCAACAACAATATAAGTATTTTCTCCATCACTAAATCTATTATCAACTGGTACTACCATATTGAATTCGCCTTTACGTAAAGCATAAGTGGCATCTTTTCTTTTAACACCATTTTGCTCTACTAGTTTATCAAGGGCTTCTCCTACGGCAGTATCTATAAATACCTGGTCATATATTCCTGATAGTTCTATATACATTTGAGCTAATTCTACACAGCAAGGTGCTAAAGCATCATAAATTATAGAACCTTGTCTTTTATCGATAGTATTGGGAATTCTATCTAGACATCTTTGAAGAATCTCTTCATAAGTAGGTATTTCATTCATTATAGATTCACCTCCCAGTTAATATTGATATCACCAATATTTGTTTCAACTAAAAATACTACATTCGCTACATCTTTATTAAAAGAGATATCAAAATCAGTAACATCTAATATTCTATCATCTTCTAATATAGCTTCAGCAATTCTTCTTTTTAATTCTGACTTAACAAAATCTCTATCCTTTCCAACTAAAGAATCAAATTCAGTACCATAATACCAATTGTATATTACTGATTCATATCTCTCGGTAGAAAGTATTAAATAAATTGCTTGAACTATAGCATCTTTATCGTCTATGTAACCGGAAATACGATTTGTATTTCTATTTATATAATATGTTTTAGACGGCATAGTATTATCTTGTTGGTATATTGTATTATAATCTGGCAACATATCTAATTACCTCCTTCTTTTCTTTAATTATTTTATGTTTAAGCATCAGCCACAAAAACAATACCATTTAAACTTGTTTCTTCTGCTCTTGCATATTGAATCCATATTTCCCCAGTGGTGCCACCCTTATTAACACCACAAATACAACTACTAGCCCCGTTTCTTATCATAAAACTTCTCCACCAACTACTAGGTCTATATCCTGATGGTAAAGTAGCAATAGTTAAAGTATTGGTTCCGCTGGTAGCTGGTGCGGAAAACAAGCCATCAAGATATACTATATTTCCAATTTTTCTATATCTTGGTTTATTATTATCACTAAATATGGTGGCACCATTTTGTAAAGTAAGATATTTCCAACCACTATCGTATATCTTATCTTGTTTTCCATCTACTCTTGTCTTTTCATTATCTAAATAAGTTTTAAGAATAGTTCCATTATGAACTGCTCCTCTTGTATCTAGATACATATTATTTTTGAATTTAATTGCTTTACTCATACCTTACGGCATTTACTTAAGCAGTTCTTTTCCATACAAATACATCTACTGTTGCTATATTATGGGTATGTCCTTGTCCTCCACCAGTATTTTCTGCAAATATATTACCATTGGTATCACTATTAACCCAATTCCAAGCACTTAACTCTAATGTTCTATAGGAACCACCAGCATAGGATACCATTAACCTACCAGTATTATCAGAAGTCATACTTCCATATCTTAATCTATGACCATGAGCTGGTATTTGATTAGTAGTTAATGTATGGGATTGCGTTCCCCATCCGGTATAACTAGTTTTTTCAATAGTATACCCAGCAGCATACAGATATCCTCCTGATAACTTTTGCCAAGTACCACCAAAGTAAATAGAAGGATTAACATTATTTGTAGTTATATGTATAGAACCTACCGGATAAATATTATCCAATAAATCGCTT